GTGACTCGTTCTGGTCTTCGCAAGTGCAGTCTGCATTTGCTCCAGAGCAGCATCGTGCCCTCATGAAAGCGTTCGAAGCTCGTGTCTTCGACCGTGGTAATGCCTCTCAAACCGCATCTAACCTGAATACCATCAACGGTGCAGCGCACCGCTGGGTTGGTTCGGGTACTAACGAAACGATTGCCTTCAAGGACTTCATGCTCGCAGAGTATGCTCTCCGCAAGGCTAACGTTCCTATGCGCAACCTCATCGCTGTTGTGGACCCCTCGGTGGCTTACGCCATTGAGAGCCAGACCGCAATCAGTGGTCTGCTTTCGCCGATCCCCCACTGGGGTAACGTGACCAAAGATGGTCTTGTCTCGGGCTTCCAGTTCCGTTTCAGCATCTATGGTTGGGACGTTTACGTTTCTAACTATCTGCCGCGTGATATCGCAGAAACCGTTAATGGCAAGTCCGTCACCACTGGTGTCGCGAACATGTTCTTCTCGGCTGAGCCGGGGGACACCCTGCCGTGGATTGCTGCGTTCCGTCAGATGCCCACTGTCTACTCGGAGTTCAACAAAGACCTCCAGCAGACCGAATTCCTGACCATCACCGAATACGGTGTTCAGGTGTTCCGCCCCGAAAATCTCGTCGTTGTCCTCACCGACACCGATCAGGTTAGCTAAGGAGGTACATAATGGTGCAAGCATGGCTTGACAATACTGGTCTTTATCAGAAGTATGGTGTTGACCAGACTACCCCGATGGCGGGTGGCGAATATCGAAGCAACGGTGAAACCCGTGAGATCGAGTTCAAAATCACCCTCGCGGACCTTGGTTCGTCTGCTGCTATTATCGAAGGAACGGACAACCTCGTGATGCCTGCTGGCTTCACTGTGGAGACCGTTGAGGTAATCGCAGACACTGCTGCCGTCGCTTCTGGTGGCTCAGCTACCCTCGATATCGGTCTTATTCGTTATGACCGTTCGACTGAGATCGACTATAACGGCCTCGTGGCTGCTATGGCGAAGACTGCAATCGATACCACTGGTGAGAAGAATATTCTCAACAAGGGTTCGACTGGTGCAGGTGCTCTCGTCGGTACTACCGTAGGGGCTAACCCCGGCTACTTCACCGCCAACTATGGCACTGCTGCTTTCGATAGCGGCGTTGTCACGGTTCGCGTTAAGTTCCGTAAGCCCTAACTGATTTGGGGGCTGTAATGGCCCCCTTTTCTTTATTAAAGGAATTTATAATGGCGAATGTATCCCACGCCTTGCTCACAGGTTCAGAGCTTCATGAACCTAAAGGAATTGAAAACGCTGCTCTTGGTGAAGTTTACGTCGCCAATGGAAGTGGAAGTGGAAGTTGGAATAACATTGGCGCATCTTCCTTCACCGGAATGATCGCTGACTTTGCTTGGCCTGTCGTCCAAGAAGGTTGGTTGGAGTGTGACGGTTCTGATGTAAACACTACTACTTACGCTGCCCTCTATGCAGCAATGACTATTCAGATGTCTGGTACCCGCGTAAGCGGAAACAACGTCATTACTTCGCTGTCGTCTACCGCAAATATGCGAGTAGGCTATTACGTCTTCGGTACTGGCATTCCTTCTGGAACTACCATTGATACAATTAACAGCAGTACTCAGATAACTCTTTCGACTAATGCTACTTCTTCAGGTACGTCTACTGTAATTGTATCCCCTTGGCTCCTGAATACAGGAACTATTAGGCTTCCTGATCTAAGTACTGCAGGACGATATCGACGTTCTCGTACAGCAACTACTGCTGTTGGCCAGAACCAAAGTTCTTCTAACGTTGCACATACTCACGGTGTTTCTGCTACGACAGGTCCAGAAAGTGCGGATCATACCCACCAAGTATCTGGAACAACTACGGTTGAAAGTGCAGGTCATTCTCATACTTACACCCGTGTAACAGAAACTCAAGGTTTGGACGCTGGTTTAGGTGCAAGTACACTTGGTGTTAGAGCTTTTGGAAGTGCTACAACCTCAAATGAGAATTCTCTTCATACTCATAATTTTAATGTAACCTCGGGGAATAGAAGTGCAATTCATACACACTCTTTTTCTACAACCAGTGCATCTTCAGGTGGGACTGAAACTAGACCTGAGACTCTGGTAGTTATGACTTGTGTTAAAACCTAAGGTTATCTATGTCTAAAGTAAATCTCTCTAACCTGACTAATCTTCAAAGCGAAGTAGCAGCAGTCACTACTATAAACAATAACAATACTCTGATAACTCAGGCTATTGAGAATACTATTAGTCGTGACGGCACTCTACCTAATATGATGAACTCTAGGTTGGATATGAACTCTAACCAGATCATCAATCTACCTGATGCTACTACTGACCAAGAGCCAGTTACTTATGGTCAGTACGTCTCCGGTATTACTTCGGTAAACAACGGAGTAGTTGTAGATGGAGCTTTTATTCTTGCGGAGCATGACGACACTACTATAAATGATCGAGTATTGGTTGCAGGCACTAATCTTCAAGTCACAGACGGCGGTCCTAAAGGTAACTTCACTGTTTCAGTAAGTGATGACGAGCTTAATGCTATTGCTGATGTTGTTTCAGCAGAAGATAAAGTTCCTTACTTTACTGGAAGCGGTACAGCAGACGTAGCAGATTTTACTCCTTACGCTAGAACTCTCGTAGACGATGTAGACGCGGAAACTGCTAGGGCAACCCTTGGTCTTGTCATTGATACTGATGTCCAGCCGCACGATCCTACACTTAATTCTTTAGTCAGTGCCGGTAACGGTATTATGACTAAAACCGCTGCTAATACTATTACTCCGCGTACAATAACAGCCCCTGCAAATGGAATCTCTATTACCGATGGTGATGGTGTTGCAGGCAATCCTACGTTAGCTCTTACTAACGATCTAGCAGCTATTGAAGGTCTAGCTACTACAGGTATTATAGCCAGAACTGCTACTGATACGGCTGCTACTCGAACTGTAACTGGAACTGCAAATGAAATCACAGTCACTGATGGCGATGGTGTTGCTGGTAATCCTACCGTTAGTATTCCCAATAGTGTTACATTTACTGGCAAGACTGTCACCGGCGGAACCTTCTCTTCACCTACTATCAACACTCCATCTGGGATTACCAAGTCTGATGTAGGTCTTAGTAATGTGGACAACACCAGCGATGCAACTAAGAATGCCGCAGTAGCTACTCTTACCAACAAGACGTTGACTTCTCCTGTTATTAACTCTCCTACAGGTATTGTTAAAGGAGATGTAGGACTAGGTAACGTAGATAATACGAGTGATGCTACAAAGAATGCAGCTTCAGCTACCCTGACCAATAAAATTATTTCCGGTTCTTCCAACACTCTGAGTGATATCGCGAATGCAAGTCTTTCGTCTGCTGCGGACTCTACCATTAAGAGTAACATCTCTGGTAGTGCTGCTTCCCCTAGTGACAATACTATTACTGCTGTCCTCGATAAACAACTTGGTACTACTCAAGGAACTATTGCTTACCGAGGCGCGTCGTCATGGGATGCTCTAACTCCCGGCACTTCTGGGTATTTCCTACAAACCCAAGGAGCATCTGCCGATCCGACTTGGACTGCGGTCCCCGGCGGTGGTGACCTTCTTTCGACTAATAATCTCTCCGATGTTGCTGATGCAACTACTGCTCTCCTAAATCTTGGTGCTCGTGAAGTTCTTACCGCAGATCGCACTTATTATGTGCTTACGACTGGCAGCGACACTAATACAGGATTAACGAATACAGCAGGTGGAGCGTTCCTTACTATACAGAAAGCTATAGATACTGTATGTAGTTTAGACTGTAGTATTTACAATGTTACTATACAGGTAGGTGCAGGTACTTATACACAACCTTTAACTTTGAAATATGTTTTAGGCTCAGGCACTTACACCATTCAAGGGGATACCACAACCCCATCTAATGTAACGATCAGTACGACTTCAGCCTCTTGTTTTTCTATTTCAGGACATCCTACTCCTTGGAGTATTAAAGGTTTTAAGATGCAAACGACTACTTCTGGTCAATGTCTTTATGCTACTAACAATGCAACTCTTTTGGTGACTGGAAATGTAGAGTTTGGGGCATGTGCGGGGTATCACATTTTCTGTTCGACAGCAGTTGTTAACATAACAAGTAATTATCGGATTACCGGCGGAGCGAACTGCCATATCAACTGTGTTAACTCAGGTGTTATTACTTTCGGAGGTGGGACTACTACTACTGGTGTAGGAACGCTTGCATTCGGCCAATTCTGCTTTGTAAATAGAGGTGCAGGTGTTATTCACTACGGAGGAACTTTCTCAGGAGGAACTTACACAGGAACAAGGTACTTAGGAGCCTCTGTTGCGTACATAGACACGAACGGCGGAGGTGCAAACTATTTCCCCGGAAATGCCGCAGGAAGTGTTTCTTCAGGAGCACAATATGTTTGAGTTTGTTTATCTACCTTCAGATCATTACTGGTTTGTAGCAGACGACAAGTCTAAGGTTTTTTCTAGCTCTCGTAATACATTTGTAGATGTCTCTGACAGTATATTTACAGAATGGCTTAAAAACCACACACCTTCCACGATAAATTCGATGGAAGAGTTAAAAAATGTTTTGATGGCTTCAAACGTCCCGCCTTATCTCAGAGTTACTGCTCGTCAGGCTAGACTTGCTCTATTAAATGCAGGTCTTCTCGATCAAGTAGAAACTGCTGTAACTCAAGCAGGTGCTGAAGCAAAAATCTACTGGGACTATTCTACTGAAATCCACAGAGATTCCCCTTTTATTGCATCTATAGGACAGTCTTTAGGTCTTACTGACACTCAGATAGATGATCTATTCGTACAGGCTGCTACTCTATGAAATATACCCTACTCGAACTAACTCAAGCTATCCTGTCTTCTATGGACAGCGATGAAATCAATAGCATTACAGACACTGTAGAAAGTATGCAAGTCGTAGAAGTCATCAAGACTGTTTACGACGACATCGTTACTCGAAGTGATCTTAATGTTAATAAAACGCTATTCAATCTAGTTGCTAGTACAGACCCTACTAAACCTGTGTTGATGACTAAGCCAGATAACATCGACAGGATTGAGTGGATTAAATACAACCGTAAACTCAACGACAGCGTTGACCCTCTCTGGGATCAGATGGAGTACATGCCGGTTGAACGATTTATGGATCACATCCACCAATACAATCCAAGTAACAGTAATATCGAAACCTTCGATTACATCAACGACGGTTTCATCTTTACTTTCCTTTACAGGAATGACTGGTCTCCTCAGTATTATACTTCCTTCGATGATCAAACGCTGATCTTCGACGCTTATGATGCAACGGTATCCTCTACTCTAGAAAGTTCTAAGACGTTAGCCTTTGGACCTAAGAAGAGTACGTTTACTAAAACGGATGACTTCGTTCCTGAGCTTCAGCCTCAACAGTTTGCTCTTCTTCTTAACGAAGCCAAGTCTCTCGCTTGGGCGGAGTTGAAACAGACTGGGCATGTCAAAGCTGAGCAAGCCAGTAAGAGAAACTGGAGACATCTTCAGAAAGTTCGGCAGAATATCCCTAACGGGGATTTCCGAACTAACTTTGATAAGCTTCCTAACTTCAGCAGGATTAAGTAATGCCTCAACAGACCGGCGTTACCGTTGAGAACAGTTTCATCAACGGCGTAGTCACAGAAGCCACTGGATTAAACTTTCCTGACAAAGCTTGTACTGAAGCATATGATGTCGAGTTCGATATAGATGGTTCGGTGTACAGGCGTCCGGGGTTTGACTTTGAAACTAATTGGACTACTAAGACTATCAACAGAGATAATAAAGTAATTAACACTTACTTGTGGCAGAACGTCTCAGGCGACGGTAACGTCACTGTGATTGTTCTACAAGTAGGAGCTACTCTGTATTTTTATGTAGCAGATGGAACAGGTGTGTTCTCTACTGGTGCTATTGCTGGTACGGTATCTCTAACTGGTGTCTCTGGTGCTCCTATTGTAGAAACTATCGAAGCACAGTTCACAGACGGCAATGGCTATCTTATCGTAACTCATCCGTATTGTGATCCTATAAGAGTTACTTACGACGTTGCTGCACAGACTGTAACTCCTGAAACTATTACTCTCAAGATCAGAGACTTCGAAGGAGCGTTGGCTGACAATCTTGCTGTAGATGAACGTCCTACTTCTACGTTAGCTGGTTTGACTGCAAGTCATGCATACAACCTTTATAATCAAGGTTGGACTGTAGATAATCTTACTGCTTGGGATACGGCACAAACTACTATGCCAAGTAATGCAGATGTGATGTGGAGGTTTAAGGACAGTAGTGACAACTTCGATGCTTCTACGACTTCTATCGCTCGTATTACTTCAGGCAATACTCCTGCCCCCAAGGGTCATTATATACTGACACTTTCTAACCAAGACAGAAACACTGCTAGTGGTCTGTCTGGTGTTAGTGCAACTACAACTAGTTACCAACGTCCAAGTGTTTGTGCCTTCTTTGCAGGCAGAGTGTTTTACGCAGGTATTAACTATGTAGGCTTCAACAGCAACGTTTACTTTACCCAGATAATTGAACGGACTGACCAGTACGGTAATTGCTATCAAGTAAACGATCCTACTTCTGAGGACTTGTTTGACCTCCTGCCTAGTGATGGCGGAGTAATCTCTATCCCAGAAGCTGGTACTGTCTATAAGATGCACACCGTCCCCGGAGGTTTGTGTCTCTTTGCGGCTAACGGTGTGTGGTTTATCACGGGAAGCACTGGGTTAGGCTTCACTGCTACTGACTATACAGTGCAGAAGATCGCTGACATTGCAACCATCTCTCCTTCTTCTTTCGTTAACATCGACGGCTACCCCGCTTGGTGGAATGAGGAAGGTATTTACATGATGGGGAGCAATAACACTACTAGCATCCCTGCCATTAAGTCCTTGACCTACGGAACCTTCAAGACTTTCTACGATGGTATCCCTGTTACCTCTAAGCGATTCGCTAGAGGTTTCTACCATAAAACTGATGGACAAATCCGTTGGGTTTACCGAAGCACTAACACTTCGCAGTTGAACAGTTTGTATGAGTTCGACAGAGTGTTGAACCACAATGTCCGTACTTCTGCTTTCTACCCTTGGACTATATCTGCAAGTGATGTCAAGGTATCTGGGATTATATCTTCAGAGATTATCACCAGACCGATTTCTATCGTTAATGTTGTAGACAGTTCTGCTAATAACGTCGTAGACAGCAGCGGCAATCAAGTAATCGCATTCACTGAGTCCGGTTCACAAGACCAACAGTTTGATAAATACTTAGTCACTTACCCTGATGGTAGTGGAAGCTGGAAGTTTACTTTCGCTGACAGAGATAATGAAAACTATGTAGACTGGTTTA